TCCAGAATTATCAAGAAAGAATATTGTATAGCTTGATGTACTACCACCATTTGCTATTTGCATATCAGCATAAATACAAGTTTGTGTTGTTCCATTATAAACTCCAGTAGAAACCAGTTTACCAGTAACTGCTATAGCTGTTATTCTCATAAATCTTGGTACTCCACCTAATCCATGTGATATTTGTGTAGCAGTTGTATTATCAGCATTTTTATTTATTGTACCATTTTTATATGTTATTACTGGATGATTATTATCTACGTATGTTTTAACTGCTTTTTGAGATGGATATAATGTATCTGACGCTCCAAGTATAGTTGTTGTATCTTTATTAGCTATATCTTCCGGAGTATATGATAGCGCATCAGTAATTTGCTTTAATGTTAAAATTATTAATGATGAATCTGTGCCATTGTGTGTATGAAAACCTATTTTTGATAACTTAAACTGACTTAAATTAGCTAAATTATCTACCTCTTTACTTGTTATATCTTTAATTTCTTCTTCATTTTCCATTATGATGATAATCCTTTAATTCTTATTTCTTTTAATCTTGTAAAAGATGGAGTTGTATTAGTTCCATTTAATATAATTTGAAACTGTACCCATTGAGCGTTTGAAAAGTTTATCGGTCCATCAGATGAAAAATTACCTGTAGTACTATCGGTGAGGACTGATGTATAAGCTTGTGAAAAATCTAACCTGTATTTTATTGTGATACTTTCACCTGATACCATTGGCTTTGATAATTTATATTCTATCCTTGTAGCATTACGAGGTTTTTCAAAAGTTCCTATTGGTATTAAATCACTATCTATTGTTACTTGTGAGCCAGTATGTAAATTACTTGTTGTTACATCTATTCCATATCCAGAAGCTCCATCATTCCAACCTATAACTAAACCTGTTCCATTATTATTTAAATCATAATTAGGATGTAAGGCAGTAGCTATTCCTAAATACGTATTGTATGAAAGCTTGTGCGACAATCTTAACGCATTAGTATCTAAATCAATACCCCATACTCCACCATAATTATTATTAACTGTTCCATCATTATCTGTTACTGAAAAACTAAAATATAATTGATTTTTTATAGATGTTACCCCCCCCCAAATAAAGTAAGGTTCTACTGTATTTGATATATGGTCCGGTATTTTTTTAAATAATTGTGCTTGACTTCCATTTGTTATATATATTCTACCTCTTTTACCAACTAAAATATAAGTATTTGTATTAATAGTAATCATTTTTTGTATATTCTGTTCTGCTAATAAAATAGGATAATTAGGAGTTGTATCTACTGTATTCCAAGGGTAAATTATATTTTTTTCTCCACCTATTAAAATATTATTTCCTAATGGAGCTAAACATTGAGATATATCTGTATATGGTAAAACCCTTGTCTGGTCCCAAGTATAAGTAGCTGTATTAGTAGGGTCAAACTCTGTACTTGCAGAAGATTGATAAAATCTATCTATATATGGTCCATCACAAAAATAAACTTTATTATCCGGAGCTACTATTGAATCATGGTTATTTCTTACACCACCTTGTGTTTTTAATACAGTTCCTGTGTTTGCTGTACTTCCATCATCTGGGTCCCAACCATATACCCAAGCTGACCCTATTCCTGTTGGATTTCGTATATAATCTATTAACCCATTTCTAAATACAAATAAATAAGTATTTCTTGAAGATGTACCGTTAGATGTTGCATATGTTACTAATCCATTCCCACTAGAATTAGTTAATGTTGTATTTCCGGTAAATACCCAATAATTACTTTCAGTTGTAGTTCCATCTCCCCATACTCTCCCATTACTATCAACCATATAAGAATCACCGGTCCTCAAATCATCAGCAAAATATTTTGGAATTTCTGGAGTACTATAAACTGTAAAAGTACCTGTTCCATCAGAAGTTAAATCAACTAGAGTATTTATACTATAATCACTATAAAGCTTAAAGGTAGAACCAGTTTTTATAATCCAATAAACTGTGCTTGTAGTTAATCCTGTAACAGTCACAGCAGAAAAAGTAATAGCCATATTAGTTTCTAACCCTACTGCTCCAGTAAAAGTAACTGCATCAGTTCCTGTATTAGCAGATGTAACACTTCCCCCTGCTATTACTGCAGCTGATATTTTCTCGGTTGAAAAATTAACTGATGCTTCACCTGGCACAGATACTATATTGCAATTACGCATATCAGATAATCCATCATAAGGACTTTCTGCTATGCCATTTTGCCAACCATCTATGACGATTGAATTGTCGTACTCATCTATAGTATAAGACATATTATCCTAATATAACAAATCCCACAGTTTTATCTATGGGAATATTATATATTCTTTCTTTTAATAATTCTATCAAGCGTTCCTCTTTCATCTTTTAATACTCGCGCCCACTTTTCTAATTTTTCTTCTGTCCTTATTAAACTTTTTTCTTTAGAAGAAATACTTTGCTCACGTAATATTAAATTTGTTTCCTTGACATTTCTTTCATTATCTTTTATATCTTTTTCTTTCAAAAAAGCGCTAATATGGGCGTTTAAGAGGTTCTTTTGTTTAAGGGTGTCGCAGGTATCGGATTCAATAACTAATTGCTTATTGGTGGCTTTCTGTTCGAGTAGCGTGATATCTTGTTCTCGTTGTCCTAGACTATCAAGCTTATCTTCTAAAAGCTCCTTTATTTCATCAATCTCTAATTCTTTGTTAGATAATTCTGCTAAGTATTTAGCATTTTCTTTAATTTGCTTTTTAGCTTGGTCTTGAAACATTTTAACCGGAATAAGAGCTTTTTCTCTTTTCTCTTCTAAAACATTAATCTCTTTATCCATCTCTATTAATCTATCAGCGTGTTCTTTTTCTTCTTTCGCGCGACGTTCTATATTATCAGCTAATGTTTTATAAAAATCAGCTTGAATTCTATTTAGCTCATCTCTTGACTTTTTAGATAATTCTTGTGCTTCCTTTGTTCTTAATACCTCTTTATAATTTTCTACTTCCTTATTTTTTTGTATTTCCGTTGGAGATAGAAGCTTCATTTATTTTTTGTGTTTTAGCTGGTTTTTTAACTTCTTGCTCTGTTTTTTTTGTTAAATCTGCAAAGTCTTCTACGGATTTAGGAGCTGTTGTAGTTGGTGGTAATGTTGTTTGTTTTTCTTTTCCACCTGATAATATTTCTTTTTTCATTTGGTTTCTTAAACTTTGAATAGCTGGACTTTCTTCATCAATTGATAACTCTCTTAAAATCTGGTCTTCATAAACCTTACGTACTGCTGGTACTCCTAAAGATGTACCTTTTGGCGACCTATAATTTATATCTTTACTTTTTAACTCGTCCATTTTAGCTTCATTAATCATTATCTTATCTACTAACTCTCCTGTAAATTTAACTGCTAAGGCGTGGCCTGAAACCCCTGGAATAGGAGTTGTTACTGATAGCTCTATTGTTTCGTGTGCTTTTACTGTTACTGGTACTTTATCCCAATGAGATATAAAATCTTCATCTGAGATATTAGTAAAAGCGAAGCGTAACGATGGATTGAATAATCCTTTTGGTTGCAAAAATGAATTTGCCATTGTGAGTATTCTATAAATTATGTATTCTTTATAGAACTGTTAATTATCTTATTATACTAATTGTCAATGGTACTTGTCAAGTGCAAACAAAAAACCCCAATAAAGGGGTTTCTTGTGTACGTAGTTTTTAACTAGTCTTTATTATTTAAGAACGCTAAATGAAAATGGAATTCGCATTTTGGACATTTTATTTCTGAATTATGTTTATCTTTGTGCCATTTCCTTTCAGTTAAATCTAAATTTTCAATTCTATTGTCATTTTTAATTCCATTTTTATGGTGAACTATCTCATTTTTAGTTAATGGTCTTTTAAGATAATCTTCCATTACTTTTCTATGCTCGTAAGTATATTTTGAATAATCAGAATTCCAAAGTTGTACATATCCTAATTTAATTCTTCTTTTCGGCGTGTTATGTCTATTACCCTTTCCTGCGATAGATAGATTTTTACGATGTTCTTTTGTAAACTTTCTTCCTAAATTAGCTTCTCTTAATTTCGTTTTTGTTAATAAACTCATAGGTCTTGCTATGTGTTGTGGTCTTCTAGGAATATTATAAAGCCTAAGATAATTAAGAATAGTTGCTTCTCCTTTTTTTATTTCTTTTGCTATAGTTCTTATAGATTTTTTATTATCTATATATTCTTTCTCTAATAAACTTCTCTTTATATAATTTTTCATACTATAAAAGGTGTATTAAGTTAATAATACACCTAGTATAGCACGAGCCTGTTTATTTTACAAGGCTTAATCTATCGTGAGGAATACTGCGTCATACTCTCCTGTTGCACCAATACCCATAGTGTAACCAAGTACGTTAGTTCCTGCGATTGCTGGAGCTAATGAACCTTCTGTTCCACCAACTAATACTCCGAAAGCTAATCCGGCAGAGCCGAATGTACCAGTTAATAAAGCAGATGCTGGACCCTTTGTCTGCAACCATCCGTAATAACTGATAGGTGTTTTAGCAATTCCTACTCCGACTACTGCTGCAGTTAGAGTTGTTGGAGCTACTACACAACTATCATAAGGACTCTTATGCAATACAACTTTTGAAGCTGTTGTTAATGCAGTTTGAATTGGGTCTTCTAAAGTTACAACACAACTTGTTGCACCTGCAACTACTGTGTTTCCTTTAATCTTATAGTTTACTCCCTCTCCAGGGGTTGTAACTACTGACAGAAATCCACCGGCTACTAAATTAGCTGCTAATGTTAGTGAATCTGTCAATGTGACATCGTATGTTCCAGCAGCTGCTGCTGCTACTCCTAATCCTGCTGCAGGACTTTGGTTTGTAGCATCTTCTGCTGGACCTTGATAAACTTTTCCAGGGACTACTGCTACTGCACCATTCTTAAAGTACCTAAAACCTCTACCATCTCCTGTTTCTGCGTATGCTCCCAAGTCTGTTCCTTGTACGGAGGTAGTGATATTAAATATTTCTTGTGGTGTAATTAATTTTCCTTTTAATGTTGACATTTTATTATGTTATTTAATTAATTATTTAGACCTTTATGTGGTTATCTTTTCCATAAATCCAGTATTTTGAGCTGTAATTTTTGGACTATTACAAGCATATACTGCTGTGTAATCATCTGCCCAATCTGTTACTCCTAATACAGAACAACCATCCATTATAATTGTTCCACCGACTGCTGCATGAATACTCATAGCAACTGTCATTGTTGTAGAGTCAGAGAAAATTGCATTATGAAATGTGCAATTCTTGAACCAAACGAATCTATCAACATCGGCTGCAGAGGCTGCTTTTACAAATAGAGCGTCTGCATCGTCAGTTTTTAGAGTGAAGAAACAATTACTAAATACATTTCTTGCTGTTGCAGTTTTAAGCTCTAAACTTGCATTCGCTGCTGACCTTACGTAAGTATCAGCACCGATTGTACAGCTCTCAAACAAGTTTTCTTCTGCGCCCGTTAAAGTTAATGCTCTCCAAGGTGTAGAACCAATAGATGTTGCATTATAAGTTCCTTTGAAATCGCAACCAATAAATGAGTTATAGCTTCCAGTTACTGTAACTGTTGAATCTATATCTACTGAACTAAACATTGTTACGTTCTTGAAAATACAACCATTTTGGCTAACAGTTAATGAACCTCCAGCTCCGAAAGTCATACCAGCTCTTGTGTCTTGTACTAATGGTCCGGAGCTTCCTATTAAGTGAGTAAATCTCTTTGCCCAGTCAATAGCAGTTGTTTCAGAAGTTCTACCTGAGCCACCTGTTGGCGCGATAATAACTACATCATGCTTTCCACTTGTGCATCTTGCATAAGCTTTTGCAACTGTTATAAAAGCATCGTTTTGTGATTTTCCACCATTACTATCGCTTCCACCTGTTGGGTCAACATAGAATATGTCGCCTACGTATGGAAGTCCTATCATTCCAGCAATATCTTCTGGATAAATCTTTGCTCCATATTTTAATGCTGAATTGTAATCTCTTAATTTTTGTGACATGTTTTTTTAGTTAACCATCTCTTGTAGTCATTAGCTCAAGGTCAATGGCAAACATTGTTTAATTATACTCCTGCTACGTCTGTTAGCTTACCATGTCTGCGAGGATTGTCTGTACATAGATTTCCTGCTAGAATAATAAAGCTATTAAATGCGAATTGATTTTGTGTCTTAATGAAACCTGTCCAGTAGAAGCCCAAATTGGATACTTCATTGTATTGGTTTCCTGTAAACAATTTTCCAGCTACATCAACCTTTTTGGAGCCTTCAAATTGAGATAAGTCTGTGTCTAAGCCATAAAAGTCAAGGAAGTTTTCGTTTATCATGACCATTTGTCCTGATGTTGCTTTTCTGTCTGGTACTATTTCCATAGCAGCATACATTAAGCCTGAAAATCCCTCATAACCTTTATAGTTAGGAACGATATTTACTTCTTTGTAAATCTTTTCTTGTGGTTGTAACAACTGTTCAAACAAAGCCCATGTTGGATAATCTGTATAAGTTCTTGTTGGCGCAATAGTTGCGTCTGCAATATTGTTATACAAAGTTCTCATTGTTGCCAATGAAAGTGTGGCTGCTGAAGTTACAGTTGAAGCTAAGGTTGTGTATGTGCTTCTTGATAGTCCACCGATTGTGGCTACTGAATCTCCATCATCAACGATAGCTGCTAAACCTAATACGTCTTTACTTGAGTTTCCTGTTCCATCGCTCCATAACATTGTACCTAAGCCATCTGCTAAATCTTGCGCTCTTGATTGCATTTCAACCCCTGTAAGGTCTAATACTTTGGCTGCAGTGTTATTTGCGATTAAGTCTGTTCCGGCTAACGCAACGTTAGCTGCAACGAATTTTGGATTATATTTCATTAATACTCTTGTATCAGTGAAAGATGTTGGTAATGCATCAAACCCTAAAAAGGATTGGATAGCTGTTCCAACTTGATACTTGATTGGGAAGTCCATTGTTGCTGCACCAAATTTCTTTGTTTTAGAAAACATTTTGGTAGCGAATGTGTTGCTTCTCAATACTGTATCAACTACACGTGGCATAATCTCTTCTAGTGTAATTGTATCAACTACATTATTAAATGACATTTTTGTTGTTTATTTAATTATATTTTATTCCTCCAAGAATTCCAATCTAAGGGGTTAAAATTCTTGTCCTGTTCTGCCTTATCGCTTGGTTGACCTTGTGTCTGTGTTCCGGATAAAGAAGCTACTGAATCTCTTGATGTTTTTTTAGGAGCTTTACTAGCGTTATTTCTAAACTCGTAAACTTCCCAAGCTTTATCAAAAGGTAACATTTGACCTGCGTAATTACCATCTTTGTCTTTAGGAGTATATTCATCTACTATATCTAAAATAGATGATTGTTCTTTATCGGTAACCTTTCTACCGACAAAATCCCCTAAAGCTTCAAAATGATTATCAATCATTTCAACGTTTTCTCCTACTCTTTCTGTTTCTTCGTGTCTTTCGTTTCTTACAGCTTCTAATGCTTCTTCTTTAGCGTGTTTAACTAACTCTTGATTTTGTTCAGATTGTATCTTCCAAGCTTCCTTAGCTTCTGGTGAATCTCCATAAAGTTTCACCCAAAATGATGGAACTTCTGGCTGATTACTCACCTCTTGTTTAGCTTCAAACTTAGCTTCTAAATCTGCAACCGTCTGGCGCAAATCAGTAGCTTCATCGTGAAACTTCTTAAACCTTGAATATGGTACTTTGTTTTCTTCCTCAACTAAGGGAGTAACTGGTACTTCTTCTTTTGGAGTTTCCTCCTTAATCTCTTCCTTAACCTCCTCCTTAACTTCTTCTGAAGTTTCAGGGGCTTCCTTTTTCTCAATTACTTGAGCCTCGTTGCCGAAAGCCGGAGCATTTGGGTCAAACTTGACCTCTTTTGTGTCTTCTGACATATTTGTTACAGGTTTTAATGGATTACCTAGAACCGTTTAATTTTATACGACGTTCAATAAGAACGAAGAAGTGTGCTATTTTTTTTCTTTAACCTTTGGTTTTTCCACAACTTTTATCTTTTTAACCTTTGGCTTTTCTACTTTTAATGGTGTTATATCTCTAACGTAAGGAATGCCTTTTTCGATTGCTTCTTCTTGTGCATCATTCATGATTATTTAGCGCCTATATGATGATGTTTCACCATCTTAGAAGCTACGCCTAATTTTTTATTTGTCGCTGTTTTTAACTTTCCCATTTTAACGACCTTTTTTTCCTTTACTGGACTAAAATCTTTTATATACTTATTTTTACCCATATTAGATAATGTTATGGGCTTTCCTTTTCCATAGACTCCCTCTAATTTGTTCTCAAGAAATTCTGGCATATTATTGAATAGGTTTACTTCCCCTAACACCAAACTCTAGGTCTAATCCAAGCTTCTTATTCGTCTTTTTTTGATGTTTAAGATGCTTATTAAACTTATTTTTATACTCATGCTCAAACCTTTCTAATGGCTCTTTACGTATTTTTTTAGCTATTTCTTTCTTTTTGTCTTTTTTGTTCATATTATCTACTTAATCTTAATCTTTTAAATTTAGCACGAGAGGTATTATGGCTACCGAACATAGCTCTACCCTCTGCTTGTAGTTCTTTAAGCTTTTTAGCTCTTAAAACATTTTCTTCCTTTTTACTCATTTTTTTACCTATTTCCTCTTTTTTCATATTTTTTTAGCTCTTTACTTTGTTTTTTAAACTCTTTTTTTACTCCTTTACCGGACTTTAATACTCCTACGAGTTGTTTGTGTTCATCAACTGCTTCTTTCTTTGACATACATACTTTCTTAGCGCAATCTTCTTTTTTCATTACATTTTCTTAGCAATATCTTTAATACGTTCTTTAACGTTCTTAAACTTATCGCCACGATTTAATAATGCTTTTTTTGGTTTATACTTGCCCTTATTAACTTTATCTAATATCTTTTTATCCATAATATTATATTTATTTATTATATGCTATGGGAATATTACTTAACAGGCATTGATTGTAGCAACTGCCTACTTTGCGCATCAACTCCCTCTGGTGAACTTGTGCTTACTGTATTTGGCTCAATACTTGCATCAATAGGGTTCACAGCAGGTCCACCAGTTCCTTGCTCTGGTGGAGCTTGTGGTGCGTTTGGTGGAGCTTGTAATTGCTGTTGACCAGCGTTAAAACTAGGCAAATACATTTCAGGAGAAATTTGTCCTTTTTGTAACATCTGCCATAAGATTAAATTCTTAGTTGATTCATCTGGGTCTGCGTGGTCTAACTTCTTATAGAGTGTTCTTGGGTCTATTGCATTAGCCGACCATAAATCAATAGCTTCATTACGTTGAGTAAGTGGGTCTTTTGGTATAAGCGTACCCTCTTTAACTGTAATATCAAGTGTCTTTAATCCAATAAAGTTTTCGTTCTTTAGTTTAATTAATTCTGAACCTGCTTCTGAACCAGCAGTAGTTACAAAGTGTTCCTCATCATAATAGACGAACATAAATTGTACTACTAAATTATAAACAGAATCAGCTACCTGTTCTATAAATTCTGTTATTCCACCACCTATTCGTGAGCTATCCATTTGATTAACTAATAATTTACCCCTAACTGTTTCTTGTTTTTTAACTCCCTCTGATGATGAACCAGAAGTTCCAAAGATATTTCTTAATTCTGTTCGTCCATCTTCTAAGCTCTGGAATACATCTGTTGGTAAAGCCGGAGCTGGGAATCTTTGTACTGCATCTCCAACCTTTCCATTAGGTACTCTAATAGCTATTCCACGCCTTAAAGCGCTGGCAGCTTGACTTGCCTGTTCTGCTGTAAATGCTGTGCCGGACACAACCATACCATTATTCATACCATTTACATTTTTGTCAATCTGTCTTTCGCGCCTGTTAATCTTATCTTGTTGAGTTATATTCTGTAAAATTAAAGAAGTGTTATCGTGTGGTTGTTCTCCTGTGCTGAATATAGATAGATACCTATAAGGGCTTGTACGTTCCTTTAAATGATTAGTACCTTGTATTTGTTCGGTACTTTCTTCTTCTGTTGTTGGGTCAATAATTACTTCTTCACCATCGTAGTTCCAGTTAGGATTTTTAAACTTACCCAATAAAACCTCTTGTAATGTGAATATAATATCTGTACCTTGATACCACCACTCATAGTATTCAAGTTTAGTTCCTAATTTGCCTCTACATTTTTTTATAATATCCTCTTTTTTATTAGGGAACATGTCTATTAGCTTAGAAGCAATAGCTTGTTTCTTCTCGGCCTCATACTCTCCCCTAAATATACCTGCCTCATCAATATATCCATCTTTATCAAACAGCATCTTCTTAGTATTGACAACTGATACTTCTATGGTCTTTGTTATAGGATTCCAACCAACTTTTAAAGCTCCTAATCTATTTAATAACCATATCCTTGTCATCTTGGCTAACTTACGTCTAAGGTTATTACTATCAGCCCAACTAACTAAAGCTACCTTTATATCTTTAGCAATCTTCTCTCCTGTTTCATCTGGGTCTGCTGATACTAATGGCTCTGGGTTAGCGCGAGTTGCTATTGGTAAAAAGGTTTCTACTGCTTCAAAGATTAAGTTATCTATTATTTGTGTGTTATCACCTTTTTGTGAAGTTTCATCTGACCTCTGTTTTCCTACCCAATAATCAAAAGCCATCTTTTGACCAGCTTCTATCTCTTTATAATAAACAGAATAAGTTCGCTTCCATTGAGCGATTAATTCCATTATATCCTTTTCATCAAGAGTTGATTCGTATGGGTCTTCTAGTATAGGATTAGAATTTTCATCAAAACCTTGTACTTTGTTTTGTTCACTAAATAATCCAAGCGCTCCCTTTATGGAATTCCATATCCCAGTAGATGCTTGGGGATTTGTATTTACACCCATTTTTAGTTCTTAATATTAATTATTTTACTATAAACAAAAAAAGATAATCTTTCTATGGGAATATTATTTTCGCTTCAATTTCTTCAATCTTTCCATTTCTACCTTACAATCACCGGAACAATAAATAGAGTTTCCACCTCTATAATTTTTTTTTTACATATAGGACATATAGTAAATTTTAATGGATAACTTCTCCTCATTGTTTTGGTACAAATAATTGTGCCGAGGCTCCGTCTGGGCTTACTTCTAAACCCTGTTGAGCAAATGAATTATTACTAGGGTCGTGAAACGTTGAGCTATTTTCCATAAACCTACTCATACCTATTCGCCAGTAAACATGCGCGAAAGGATAATCACACCTACCGGAAGCTGGTTTATTCCATCTAAATACCGGCACGCCCATAGCGTTATCTTCTACTGTACGATACATACCTAACCACTCATTCATATAATCATACCAATCACTCTCACTTCCATATACCGGACAGCGCTTTTCTATAAACTCGTCAACGCATAACTGTATGATTTTAGTTCTATCAGCTATTACAGTTCCGTCTTCGTCTTTCCATCTTACTATCTCGTCGTTCTTTCTGTCTGTTCCAAAGAAGCATAAGAACACTCTGCCAGGGTATTTCTCTCTTAACTTACGTGGACCTATAATATCTCCACCTTGGTCTATGATAGCTATTGCGTTCTTCCAACGTTTTAATAAATTTTCTATTGGCGCGTAATCACTACACTTATCATAATGGAATATTCCATATCTATTACCGACCACATAATTAATTCCTACGCCTGTATCTACTCCTATAATTGGTCTTGTATCTTGTGGATTGACTTTATCAGTTAAGTTATGTATAAACATTTGTCTTGTTAATACGTTACCTTTACCAATAAAGGGTTGACCTAATACGAAGTTAGTAAACTGTTCCTCACTTAAATCCTTTTTTTTATTTAAAATATATTCAGCTGTTATTCTCGGTGATACCATTAAAGGAATCCAATAACCAGAGATATCTTTACCTCTCTTCTTAGCTATCCAACGCCCATGATGTCTGTCTAATTCCTTTTTACATTTAAGGCAACCAATATATGGTTTTCCAACTTTATCATACATTATATTATCAAACGTAAGATACCACTCATATCCACAAGGACACTTAATAAACCAATGCTTTTGGTCTGACTCTTGCCAATACTTATCTACTCCTTGACCAGGGACACTTGGATTACTAAAATACCACTCCCAACCATACTTAGAATGCTGAAGACGTGTTTGATATTGCATAACTACGTCTTGGTTACTTCTGTCTGTTTCGTCACTAATATATAAGTCTGCCGGAATAGATAACGCTGCACGTTCAGTCCACGTACCACGATAGTATATTATATTACCACCTACTTTCTTTTGCCCTAAGCTATCTGTGTCTTTAATCCAAGCTCTTAACTCTTTACTGTTTTGTATAAGACGATTAGTTTTAGCTGAAACAAAATCACTAATATCACTAAAAGATGGAAGTGAGTATATTATATCCATCTTCTTATTCTTAGCTAACCAGAGTGCTTTTAAGTTAGCACAAGTAGAGAAACCAATTTGCGCTGCTTTTAGAATAGCTTGGCGCTGGGAGAAATCTCCATATATATCCCATAAGTATTCGTGGTCTTTAAAATCTAATAACTCATTCTGGTCGTTAGTTATACGATAGCTTTCAAGGAATAGATATATAGATTGAGTTGCTGCGTATTCTTCATTCTTCTCCACGTGTTTTCTTCTTTTTAAGAATAATTTCAGCTTGTCTAATAGCTTCAGCTGATAGGGAGCCTTCTATCGCTTCACCCCCAGAAGTTATATCTAAGTGTTCGTTAGGTGCGCCATGTATTCTATCTATATCGTCCTTATAAAATCTGTAATCACCTTTTAATGCACGACTAATAGCGTTAGCGTGAAGTAATACCTCAATCTCCTGTGGTGTCTTACCATTCTTTTTTGCAACCTTAATAATCGCCTCTTTCCTTAATGTAGAGTAGTTCTTCTGTCCTTTTGGTCTATGCGCTCCCCCATTCTCACCTTTCTTGTGAGGTATAAGGTTTTTGTTTTGAGGTCTATCTTTGTTTTTTACTCCGTTTTTAGCCATATCTTTATTGTTTTAATAATTGTCTATAGTCTGGCGTTGAATAGTTAATTTAGAATGTATCTATTGAATTAAAACTACAATCTGTTGAAGTAGTTGTTCCACTAGCTCCTAATGTTATTGTATCTCCTGCTCCACAATAATAATGATATGGTTTGTACCAATCGTAATTATAATATGGAATTTGTACTTCCTTTATAACTTCAACTATTTGCGACCTATTTTGAGCTAGTTTTTCTACTAAATCACGTAGAAACTTTATTTCGTTTTCTAAAGATTTTGTATCTCTCTCATTTTCTTCTTGTGAGCTAAACAAGATTTCTCTTGCTTCTTCTTTGGTTAGTACACCACTGACTACTAACTCTTGGAGCGATTTTGTTGATGGCTGCTCCTTTAAACGCCAAACTAATTTCGTTGTCATTGTTTGTTTAACTCAACGCCAGATTGTAAAGAACTATTGCTCTAACTCTGTTCTTATTCTAACTTGGTTTTTACTTTCCCAAGCTTGTTTATACTCTACATCTAATACTTTTCCACAGTTAATATCTAGTGAAGTAACTTGTTGGTTATATCTATAAATACTTTTCTAAATACTCTATTGATTTCTTTAATGTAGATACACTTTCTTTAGCATACCCGATAGTAGCATTACAACTATGGCATAATAGTCCTCTAACTTTGCCTGTATCGTGATTATGGTCAACACAAAGATATTTATGTCTTTTATTATCATTCTCATTATAACAAATCGCACATTTACCACTTTGACTATCTAATAACGCTTGATAAGTCTCTAAAGACATATTATATTTTCTTTTAAGCCACATTTTCCTTTGTTTTAGTGGATTAGCCTTTGCATATTCTCTAGCATATTTTCTTGCTTTTTCTAAATTATTATTGCGCCATTTAGTAGAAGCTTTTAATTTGTTAGCCTTTCCCTTAGGAGTATCATAATACTCTTTATTGTATTTTTTCTGCTTTTCTTTAATCTCTGGCTTAGCATAATAAATTTGATGTTTCTTTTTTATAACATCTTTATTCTTTTGACTATACTCTTTTTGTTTTTTAGCGTCTTTATATGGCATATTATTTTCTTAAAAATTCTTCGTGATACTTGTACAGTAAATTGTCATTTCCTTGTAAAATATCACGTTTAAATATTTTTGCGTAAAACCTTTTCTCTGGTACTCTTTTAATAGGGTCTTTTCTTATAATATATGTCTTATAACAAACCTTACAAAGCACTCTCATTGCGTTTTCATCTTCTCCTATCGTTATTGGGTCGTGGCAATTTGATTTGTTATTACAATCTCTAGTCATTATATTTGTTAATATAACCTATCATTTTATTTAATATCTCGGTACTCTCACTTAGATACCCTAATGATACATTACATTTATAGCAAAGTAATCCTCTTACTTTTCCAGTTTTATGATTATGGTCTACTGCTAACGATTTTTTACCAGGCGGATTATCACAAATAGCACATTTCCCATTTTGACTTTCTAATAAAATCCTGTAAGAATCTAAAGATATACCGTATTTAGTTTTTAGAGTCCATTTTTGCCAATTTTCTTTATAATTTTGCGTCTTAGAATATCTTTTCCTTGATTCTTTAAACTTTTTTGTTTTTCTATATCTTTTCTGTGTTTCTTTATACTTTTCGGTCATTCTATATTTCCTATTATGTTCTTTTATTTTATCTTTATCCATATTATTCTACTATTGCTAAAATACCATTAGTTTCTTCTGCAACAAAATAGTATTTTTTATCTTCAAATACTATATTATCAATAGCCCAAGCTTTTACAAAGACATGGTCGCCTTTCCTAATCCCCTCTACAAACTCGCCGACTGCTAATACCTCTGCGTATTCAATCGCTGCCGGAGTTGTTGATTTTAATACTCCTGCCTTTGGCTCTTCAATTTTTAGGTAAATGATACCTTGTAATGGTTTTATCTTCATATTTTATATTTTTTTTTATTAAAATTAACATGAACACTCTCAATATCTTCCGATGGCTCCCATGGACCTCTTTTTAACCTTGTAATACTAACTACTGCTTTTGTTCCGTCTGGTATTTCAATAGGAAAAGCTACTGTTCTTACACCAGTTTTTTCATCTTCAAATGTTTGTAATATATTGGGAATTATTACTTCCTCTTTATTTTTTTTCATCTTTAATATCAGTTGTTAATGTTTGTACTGTTATTAGTTGACTTGCAGAACTTACTGCATTTTCTAAGGCGCAACGTTCTACTTTTGTTGGGTCTATAATTCCAGCATCAACCATATTTATAACATATTCATCTTTTCTTGCATCATACCCATTATTATCTTCTATCTGACTAATAATTTCAGTATAATCTTTACCAGCATTTTGTATTATTCTTCTTAATGGCTCGGTAAGAACTTTCTTCAAAATTTCATCACCAATAGTTTTGGGTTTCATATCTTGCGCTATTCTCCAAAAAGTCATGCCACCACCCTCTACTATACCCTCCTCAAGCGCACAAATCGTGGCTTTAACAGCGTCATCTGCTTTATCCTTTATGTAACCCCTTTCTGCATCTGTAGGCGCACCTATGCGCAATATGGCGACACCACCACGAAGCTGTGCAATCCTTTTATGTAACATTTTTTGAAAATACATATTTGGCTCTCCCTCTGCCTGTGATTCTAAATCATTAGCGTATTCTTTACTTGATACTCCATCTCCTATAAATAAAGTCTTATTAGCATCACATACTATCTTTTTAGCAGTACCTAAGCTTTCTAAAGCAAAGTTTTGAAATGTAATACCAGTACTATCAGAGATAATCTTAGCTCCAACTGCTCCAGCTATATCAGCTAATAATGGTCCGGTAGCTTTAATTACTAAAGAATTAAAAACTCCCATATTCTTATTCATTACAAGCATTCCGAGTATTGAATCATCTATTTCTTCTGCTACTATTACACACTTGTTAATTTTCTCTGCTTCAAATGCCTTAAAAATAGGCGCTATATCTTGTATATTAGATATTTTCTTTTCACTACATAATACGTGTATGCCCTCATATGTAGCTTTACTTGATTTTTTATCTGTAATAAAGTGTGGAGACATAAAACCAACATTTGCTTCATACCCATCTACTATCTCATAATTAGTTTCGAATGTTTTGCTATCCTCTACGTTTATGACTGCTTTTTCACCTAATTTGTTTATAATCTCTGTTATCTTTTTAGCTAAAATAATATCTTCCGATGATATTAAAGCAACCTTTTCAATATCTTCTTTTTTTAATGGATTAGATTTTTTAAGTAATGCTGATAATACTTTTTTACTTGCTTCCTTTAAACTTTCTCTAATTATCACTGGGCTTTCTGGTCTTTTAAGACATTCGTGTACTATTGCTTGAGTTAAAATCGTAGTAGTTGTAGTTCCATCTCCACAATCATCTAATGTTTTGCCGGACACATTTCTTATAACAAAAGCGCCAGAGTCTTCCTCTGGGTCTTTTAATAAAATATTATTGGCTATACTAGCTCCATCGTTAGTGATTTTTGTTAATATTGGGTCAACACTATATAAATATGCGTTCCTACCTTTAGGACCAAGAGTAGCGCCTACTGCATCTGATGCCTTATCAAGCCCAACAATTAACTTTTCAAATACATTTTTTCCTTGTGTTATTTTTTTGTACATATTATTCTAAAATATCATCAATAGTATTAGCATCATCAAATTTCTGTTTAAATGATACTGGCTCTATAAATTGTGATTTACCTCTACTAATTTTTAATGATTCTTCTTGAACCATATTTTTATCGTATCCACATCTCTGACAAAATACTATATCTATTGGCTGTACTAACTTATGACCTAATAATTTACATATCCACATATTATTCTTTCTTTTTAATATCTTTTTCATCTTCTATAATAGGTTTAGTATTCTTTAAATTATCTTTCTGTCTTTTAGATAATTCCAAATTTATATCATTGAGGTTTTTTTGAGATTGCTCTTTTAAAGCTATTTGGTCATAAGCTAATGCTTTTAACTCTTTTTCATCTAATTTTGTAATATCTACGTTGTACATTTTTTTATTATTTAATTATATATTTTTATTATACATTGGTGTTAAATGATTTGTCAAGTCATAGTTTTTATATTTACTTCTATCCTTGGATTTTCTCTGTCTAAAAATCTTCTTACTCTTGAATCATAAATCTGATTATCATTTTTATAAACTATACCCTCTAAAGAATCCATACTCAGTTTGTGATAATTATCCCAATCGTGGACTCTCTTATCCTTGAAGTATAATTTTATATCAGCTACTAATAATCCTTCAAGAATTTTACCTTTCCACTGTGTCTTGGCCTCCCATTGATATTGTTCTTTTCTTACTTTTGCTTTTGCTGTTAGGTATCTTAAAGCATATTTACCCCTACAACTTATCCCATAAATATGTTGAGTTGATAGTGGGTTCCCAGATAATGTTATCATTCTTTCTCTCTTAGCTTATTGAATAATAATACTGTTAACTCTCTACTTCCCTCTGCCTTGTAATGACATTCTGCGCAAACTAATATAACTTGGTTAAAATCTCCTAATAATTCTTTTCTACTAACATACCATATTCTCTTATGCCTATGGTGAAAGCTCATAGCGAATGTTCCACTACACCTCTCACATCTTGTAATCCCTTTTTCCATAAAAACATCCTTTAGCCTTTCTCTGCATTTATTCCAATAGTCATTAGCGCTCTCTTTCTTCATCTCTTCTTTATTTAATAATTACCTCTATCCACAGACAAGTTCACACTTCCCCCAAAAGTATCTCAATTATTTATGCTTGTTTGAATCTGGTTTTTCTCTTTTTTCTTCTTGTCCCCTTGCCCACATTGCTTCCATTTGTCCTATTGCCACAACTATCATTTCTCTTAATTCTTTTATCTGTTCATAAGTTAAATCGGCAACTGAACAACTAACACCAAAATCCATTTCTCCTTTATGATAACCTACTGATAAAAAGTTCTGTTTATCCCTATTATATGTTGGCATAGTTTTTTTTACTTTTATTACTTTTGGATTGCACCAACAAGGTGTTCCATCTGTTTTATGTTCTTTCTCCATTGTTTTTATTTTAATAGTAATCTCTTAGTTGCTTCTAAAATATATTTCCCGATTTTTGGTTCTACACAATTTCTTAAAACTTGCCTTTTGTTTTTTATTTTAAAGTCTGATAAATCAAACCCATATTTCTTTTGCAAATCAGGTATTTGTGCTTTTCTGATAATATCTTTTTTAAACTTCTTAATTGGTATTTCAAAATTACTCCAAAAATAATGTCTATCTAATATTGTGGTTGGTTTAATTAATGGCTCGTAATATGGCTTTACATTTTCTACAACCCATTTTCCTTTAAAGTTAGCTTGTAAAAATAAGATTTCTTGATAGAGCCTCATATCGGGGTAAGCTGGTTCTACTCCTCTGTATCTAACTCCTATGTTTTGGCGGAAACTTGAATGTGTCTGGCAGGGAGGGCTTGACCAAACAAAGTCATACCTATCAAAATTATCTTTCATAAATTCGTGAGCGTCTGCAATTATCATTTTATCAAAAGGGAAAAACTGATAATAAATGTCAGCAATATCTTTATCATTCTCCACAGCAGTTATTTCGTGTTCTTTGCTCCAGAGTTTTCTGTTGCCACCTATCCCTGCATATAAGTTAAGTATTTTCATAATAGTAATCTCTTTAAGAGGGCTTTTGGGGAGACATTTACGAAAGCGTGTACTTTGCTCTCCTAATATAGACGAAATTATCTTTTCCTATACCGTTGCTTATGTTTCCCCCAGAAACCCTCTTATAAGCGTTTAAAACTCTAAATTTATGCTTTTCACTATTTACTTGCTTATAAAATATCTTTTTAATCTTATCTATATCTCCTATATGACGTTTATAACCTCCACTTTTAATAAATATTGGCTCTAATTTCATTGATATTTTGCAGTTGAAAGCTCATCACCTTTTGCTTTAATAAGTTTAGATAATGAACGTATCATTTGCAGTGTCAATTTTTCTGTATTAGTAGCATCTTTTAAATCTTGATATTCTTCTGTAATCTTTGACTTTATCACAGCGCGATTAGCTACCTTTTCTCCATTAAGACAATCTAATAATATTATATTATAAGCCATCTCTGTATCTTTCATTCTATCTAAAACATTACCATATAGGGCGCTGATTTCTACTAATATTTCAGAAGCTCTTGTGGGGTGTAAATCCCCACGAAGAACCTCTGTTTGATATTGTGCTATTCTTTCTCTAATAGTCATGCCTAAAATGGTATATCTTTTACATTAATATCATCACCATCTTGAATCACCGGTATATCGTCTTTTTTTGTTTCAGCTGTTGGTTGTGCTATTCCATCATCTTTAATAATTACAGCATATCCATTATCATCATCTATTCTCTTAAATCCCTCTGGGATTAAATACATAGCTATAACAGCTCTACCTCCTATTCTCATTTTCTCTGTTTCAACTTTTAGGGGTTTATTCTGCCACTCTATACTTTCTTCGCCAAATGCCTGTATCAATCCATTTATAGTGGCTCTATTTAAGCTAACATTTAGACTTTCATTTTTCCCCTCAAACATTACCTTACATACATCTTGATTCTTAACATTACCCTCTTTATCCTTAAACATACTTGGTTGGCTTTCAGTTTCACTAACTATTTTAGCCGAATTACAATCTGCTAACTCTGATGATTTAGCCCAAGCTCCTGATGTTTTCCTTATTTGTTGATACTTCATATTATTTTATTTAATTTATAATATACTTTCTGTTATACGATATAGCTCTAACGCACTCGTGAACGCTCTTTTATTCAAATCCATATCTGTCGCCATCATTGTATCTATCGTTCCATTTTTCTTTAGATTGATTACAAGATAGCCCTCAACGTCTTTGTGTTCGTCCATATCCTCTAAACATAGCGCGTAAGCTCCCATTTGGAAGAATGCCTCTTTGTATATACCGGAACTTGTCTTAATATCTGCAATATATTTCTTTCCGTCCATTTTAATCACTAAGTCGCATATACCCCCAACCCACATTTTTTCACTCCAAACATGCTTTTCGCTTTCAAGAAACTCTACCTTATTTTCATCTACCCATTCTTTAAAATTATCAAAAGCTTTCTGTTGCATTTCGTCTAAATCTTCCGGAACTATGTTTAGCTTAATCCAATTCTCAATTACCTTATGTACATTTGTTCCCCAACTTCCAGCTCTATTTTTAATTCTGTCATGAGCTTTCATAGCTTTCTTTAATATATCCGGACTAACTGTATATACCTCTGACTCTACTGGCGCATTTTCCTTAATATATCCTATAGCCTGATTTACTGCCCATTGGATTAAAAATGGCTTATTAATTATCCGAAGAACGCTTGTCACTCCCATTAAAGGTCGCCCATCTAATGTGTGAATATGGTCTTTCTCGTTAAACTTATATGTCATTTTTTAGTAATGATTAGGATTCAAGGAATTCGTTGCCAAAAACCTTAAACCCTATTCACTGCAACTAATTTTTATCTAAATCTTCCTCTAAATCGTTAGCGATATCAATTCTTAACTGGTCATCTAAGTCTTCCTCTTTATCAATACGACCTTTTAAACTATTGATAAACTCTTCTAATGCTTCTAATACTATCGGCAAATACTTATCACTATCATACCTTAACAATTCACAATAAATTGTCTTTGCTCCTGCTAATTTCTTTTTAAGCTCACTCATTTTTTTATTGTTAATTATAACTCTGATATTATTGCTAATATGAATGCTATTATAAAGACTACAGAGTATAATCTCCAAAATAATGACCAAGCTAAACCTAACATTGTCTGGTCTGGATTATCCTCTACAAACTTTTCTACTTTTGGATTAAATTCCATAATTATTTTTTATTTATTTTAATTTTACCACTTACTTGCTCACCAACGACCTTTATATATATTTCGTGAGCTCTTTGTTTTGATATATTGTACTTCTTACCTAACTCCATAAATGTCATACCTGAACACCTGTCTTTTTCAAGCTCTTTATTCCTATCTGTTTTTGGTAATGGTACGCCTTTTTTATTTTGTGTCATAATTAATATTACCATTTTATCAAGTACCCTGTCAACTGTGGATAAGTTTAATCTTTATGCCTACTATTGTTCCAGATGTGAATTAAAACTACAATCCATAAAAAATAGTCCATATTATTTTAAACTACTAATATTAAACTCGCTTAACTTTTTCTCGCCACAATATAAATCTCTTTCAATCCTAACCCTCCTAATCCCTCAAAATCTTCTAACTCCTCTAAGGAGAAATCGCCCAATTCGTCACAATGGTCGCCGAAGATACTTACATATCCGAAGAATATCTTATCTATTGGGTCATACTCGGTAGCATACCACGTACCTGCGCCAGTGGGATTGAAGAACTTTGCTATTACAATGGCCTCTTTACCCTTACCATCTTAATTACCTACTTCTGCAAAACGCTTTTCTAACTCTTTTGTTATAGATACTATTTTTTGTTTAATTGTCATATTATTTTACTCTTAGTACCACTTCCCCGTTTTTCTATACCCCTTATGAGCAGTATAGGTTTCGCGAAAGAAGCAGTACGAAGAGCATAAGGTTATTTTTTATTTTTTTCTACTTTTATTAATTCTCTTAACAACACTTCTTCGGCTGTTTCATATCTCCATATCTCTCTGCCATCTTCTGTGTAAGCATTAACTATCTTTTTCATAATGTTGCCTCACCAAAAGCAAGTAAGAAGAAAGCACCGATTCCTAATATTAAATACAATATTATTTTGTTGCGTTCTTGCCTTGCTTTATGTTTGGCTATTAAGTTATTGATGTTTGCCATATTATTTTATTTACTAATAAATTATAAGCTCCCGCTCCAGCTCCTGCTCCCGCTCCAGCTCCTGCTCCAGCTCCCGCTCCTGCTCCTGCTCCAGCTCCTGCTCCTGCTCCTGCTCCAGCTCCCGCTCCAGCTCCAGCTCCTGCTCCAGCTCCTGCTCCAGCTCCCGCTCCTGCCATATAATTCTAAATATATAAAATTCATTTTTGTTCTTTTGGTAATTTATGTGTCCAAGGGAAAGCATCTGTAATAGCATTCATATTTACAAAAGCATCGCCTACTGGTTCTACTTCGTCTAAAGTTCCATCTTTAATAGCTTGCATAAATCTTCCTGAATCTGCTACCCAAGAAGCTTCTTTAAGAACCATAAAATTACCAACTAATTTTTCTATTTTGCCTACCAAATGATAAGTTACTGTTCTTATATACAACTTTTTACCTACAAAATCCTCTAATTGAGAAACATCAAATTTCTCATCTTCACCTAATTGGTCTTTGATTAATTCAAATGTTTCGTCTGATACGTTTATTGTTTTTGACATAATTTTGTTTTATTTATTTTAATATTCCCTTTTTCCTGCTCACCGACCAGCTTTATATTGAGCAAGCGTCTGTAATTTTTCATTATTTCTGCTTCTGACTTTTGTATTGCTTTTAAGCATTTAGGGCAAAGCAGTTCTCGTGTTTCTTTGTTCATAATCTTAGTATAATTTATGTAAGCCTACTTGTCAATAGGCAAAGTGTCAATTTTATGCACAGGGTCTTTTTCTTTATAATACTCAATAAAACTCTGTGATTCTTTTGAAGGCCAGTCTATATGAATTCCAATCTTTGCTGTGTTTCTATTTGTTTCTTCATACATACTCATACATTCTTTTGTAGTCCATTGAGTTGTGCTTTTCTTTTCATACTTTGCTTTTCCTAATTGACGCATTACTGACTTAACAGTTTCTGGAGAGTTTTCAATCTCATCCATAGCTCCTAAAAACTTCCTATAAGTTATTCCAGCCTCGTTTAGTTTGTCTGATAGTTGTGTGCAGTATAAATGCAAACTTTTATTTTGAAGTGCTGTTCTTAACCTTTCTTCTTGTTGTGCTGTTCGTTGCTCAGTCATTTTTTGCCGAATTTATTTAATCTTTACTCTTCTGGCTCTAAACATTGTTCTTATGGGTTCTGGTAATTTAACTACCTCAAACGAACCTCTTTTTTTGTCTTTTTCTACAAAAGTATTAAATTGCATTTCGTGAACTAACCCACAATCACAACACTTAAATAAATAACTTTTTTGAGTAGGATATACCCAATCACTCCAACCACCTCTACCTGCTTTATACTTTTTAATCTTTAATTTATGTGTTTTACCCTCATAACAAGAACCACCGCCATTATCATACCAAGTTTTTTTACTCATACCACATATAACACATTTCTCTTTTTCCATACCTTTTTATTTAAACCAACTAAAATATACTTTACCTGTTAGACAGTCCATATCCCAACCCTTTATTATTCCCCATTTATATAATTTCATTCCAATTCTTAACCTCAAATATTGAAATATATTAGGTTTTTTTATGTCTTTTATTTTTTCTTTTATTGGTTCATTCATAGTTTCTTTTATTTAATAATAGTATCTACTTTTAA